GGCTAGACCCAAAACAGGAAAAACTCTATTAGTAGACAATATGGGGTGGCATGTATCGACACTAGGGATACCTGTTCTTAATCTAGATACAGAAATGACCAAAGAAGACCATATTAATAGATTATTAGCTATGATAACAGAAACAGAAATAAACTCTATTGAAACTGGAAAATTTGCAAATTCTCAAGATAAAAAATCTAAAATAGATAAAGCTGTTGATATGTTGAAGCAATCAAAAATATATTATAAGTCTATTGCTGGTAAACCATTTGAAGAACAATTAGCCTTAATGCGCAGATGGATAGTTAAAGACGTTGGTTTAGAAGATGATGGATCGGCAAAACCCTGCGTAATATTTTATGACTATCTTAAACTTATGGATACTCAAGGTATGAGCCAGGACTTAAAAGAATATCAAGTCTTAGGCTTCATGATGACCGCCTTGCACAATTTTGCCACAAGATATAAGGTTCCTATTGTTGCTTTTGTTCAGCTTAATAGAGACGGTATTACAAAAGAAAGTACAGATACTGCTAGTGGATCAGATAGAATTATCTGGCTATGTAGTAATTTTACAATTTTTAAACGCAAAAGTGATGACGAAATAGCAGAAGATGGTCCGAATGAAGGTAATAGAAAATTGGTTCCAATCATAAGCCGTCATGGCGGCGGTCTTGATGACAATGATTATATTAACTGTCATATGAAGGGTTGGTGTGCAAAAATTACAGAAGGTAGAACAAAATTAGAAATAGCTAATAATATTGGGAGCAAAAATAATAATGGTAATGACTTTACAATCGAAAATGAACCAGACAGCAAAAACATCCCGTTCATATGATCAGGACCAATTAAAGGTTATATGCGATAGCTTATGTGATAAGATAGAATCTTTATTTGAGGTCTTATCTATAGACGATGTACATCATAATGGTAAGATGTATGTTGGATGTTGTCCAATACATAATGGAGACAATAAGAGCGCTTTTAATCTATATCCAGATGGAGATACGTATAGAGGCAATTGGAAGTGTAGAACACACAATTGTGAAAGATATTTCAAAGCATCTATAATTGGATTTATTCGTGGTGTTTTGTCGAATAAAAAACATAATTGGGAAAATAACACAAATAAAAGCGTAGGTTTTCAAGAAACTATGGAATTCATAGAAAAATTTCTTGGAGACGATTTAAAGAACATAAAAATATCTAAAACCCAAAAAGAGAAAAATAGATTCTCTTCTGCAATAAGTCATATTACACAAAAAGATATTGATTATGTTTCACAAATTAGTCGAAGCAGTATAAGAAAATCATTAATAATTCCTGCTCAGTATTTTATAAACAGGGGATTTAGTTCAAAAATTTTAGATAAATACGACGTAGGACTCTGTGACAAAAAAGAAAAAGAAATGTATAATCGTGCTGTCGCACCTATCTACGACATTGATCATAAATATATGGTTGGTTGTACTGGTCGTAGCATTTTTAACAAATGCTCTTTATGTGAATCATATCATGACGAAAATAATTCCTGTCCATCTGAAGAAGATAGATGGAAATTTCCAAAATGGAAACACAACTACCAATTCAAAAGTCAAAACCATTTATACAACATATGGTTTGCAAAAACCAAAATTCTTGAAACCACAAAAGTAATCTTAGTAGAAAGTCCAGGCAATGTTTGGCGTCTAGAAGAATGTGGAATACAAAACTCTGTTGCTCTGTTTGGGGCAAATTTGAGCGATAGACAAAAAATGTTATTGGATGGTTCTGGCGCTATGACTATTATTACCATAATGGATAATGATGATGCTGGTCAAAAAGCCGCATCTCTTATAAAAGATAAATGCAAAAATACATACAATATTATGAATCTAAATATTAGTAAACCAGATATAGCCGAAATGTCGGAAGAAGAAATTAACAAAGAAATAAAGGCATACGTATGACTATGATATTAGGTTTTGCCGGAAGAAAACAATCTGGTAAAACTACCTGCTCAGAATTTGTTCTAAGTTATTTTAATGGAATACTTAATAGTGCTAAAATATATAATTTTGCGGATCCTCTTAAAAAAGATATCTGCATGAATATACTAGGTTTAACTTATGAACAATGTTATGGGGAAGATATAGATAAAAATACTATTACAAATATTCAATGGGATGGCAAAAGTCTCACAGCACGAGAAGTAATGCAATTTATTGGAACAGATATCTTTAGAAAAATGAAAACAGATGTTTGGACTAACGCAACAATCAATAGAATTAATCAAGAAAAATCAAAACTAGCCATAATTGCTGATTGTAGATTTCCTAATGAAGTAGAATCGATTAAATCTGCTGGTGGATTAGTTATAAAGCTTATGAGAAATCCATATAATTCTGATCATGATAGTGAAACTTCTCTTGATACGCACAACTATGATCATGACAATTTTGATTTAGTTTTACACAATAATGTGTTGGGAATAGCTGATCAAAACAATATAATTTTAGAATTTTTAAAACATAAAGGAATAGTACCATTATAATCACATATTTTAGAAGTAGTTCTTTTAACACACATAATATGTGTGAACAGCAATATTTTATGGAATATGTACTTGGGTGGCGTGGCCCTTCAAATAAAAAAGCAGACAAAGGTACTATAGTACATAAAGTTTTAGAAGTTTTAGCAGATATTAAACTAGCACAGCAAAATAAAAAAAGTAAAATTGTTGATGATATTTTAAAAGAGATTGATACACAGAACTATTCTTTAAACGATATCATAGAACAAGTTTATGATTTTTATACCAAACAATTTGGTCATCACGAATGGTCAAGCAAAGACTTCTCTGATTGTAAACTATGGTGTCAAAAAGTAATTGATTTTAATGGTGGCATGTTTGATCCAAGAAATAGACAAATTCTTCAACCAGAACAACATTTTGATATAGTTATAGATAAACCTTGGTCAAAATATAGTTATAAAACTGACGAAGGAGATCTGGATGGAAATTTGGCTTTAAAAGGCACTATTGACTTGATCACCAGGATCGACGATAATACTATAGAAGTCATAGACTGGAAAACAGGCAAAAGGCTGGACTGGGCAACAGGACAAGAAAAAACTCACGCAAAACTACAAAACGATCCACAGTTAATGATATATCACTATGCTATAAGTCAAATATTTCCAGAATACGACCATATCATAGTTACAATTTACTTTATCAATGATGGTGGTCCGTTTTCAATAATGTTTGATAAGAGCGATCTTGCTAGAACAGAAAATATGTTAAGAAATAAGTTTGAGATTATAAAAAAGACAAAAAAGCCAAGACTACATAAAACATGGATGTGTAGTAAGCTTTGTCATTTTGGTAAAACCACTTTTGAAGACAACAGTAATATAAAACCCATTGTCGAGTACAGAGATAACCAACCCTGTAACATTGGCTATAATATGACAAAATGTGAACAGGTTAAACACGAAATCGAAATCAAAGGGATAGATCAGGTAATATCTGAATATAAAAACCCACAACATAACTTTGGTAAATATAAAGCCCCAGGATCAATAGAATGAAATATAATCCGTTACATTGTCACTCAATGTATTCTTTGCTTGATGGTCTTTCAAAACCATCACAGATTGCGTCCCGATGTGTTGATATTGAAGCTAAAGCATGTGCATTAACAGATCACGGAAATATAGCCGGAGCAATTAAATTTCATAAGGCGATGACTAAAGTTGGAGTAAAACCAATTCTTGGTTGTGAGATCTATTTGTGTGACAAAGACGCAACAGATCAAACCAAAGACAATAAAAGTCTCACACACTTTCTTATTTTGGCCAAAAATATAAAAGGTTGGAAAAAATTAATTAGTCTTGTGTCAGAATCTAATAGGCCCGATTTTTTTTATCATAAGCCAAGACTAGATTTAAATAATCTGGCAAGATTTATAGATGGTAATCTTATAGGATTTTGTGGACACCTAGGCTCTCTTGTTGCGGATAAAATAATTGATAACGATAAGATTAATCCCGATTGGAAAAATATTGGTAGTTCAATTGTTAACAAATTAAA